AATATGACCTTCTGATATAGAGCCTCCAGTTTTAAGCATTTCTATAATATCATCATCTATAGATAAGAGACTAGAGCCATCTCCTCTTATTAACGCAAACCGCATATTTTGTCTATCAAGTCTTAGATATATAGACTGGATATACTCAGGAGCATTTCTAGTCTTTACAAAATCTAAGCGAACTTTATCTTCTTCGTCAGTTGCTTCAAGCATAAGCATTGTGTCAGCCCATGCTGGTATTACTGTTGAACCTCTGAAATCCATCATACTCATTGCTAACGTCTCACCTTTATTAGTAGTAAAAGGTTTACGTAGATGGTGTACTAGAATAACTGCAATATCTAGCTCAACTATTAGCCTATCAACTAACTGTGCTAACTGTGCTAACTCAGTAGCATCATTCTCTCTTCTACCATGAATCTTATATAGCGGGTCTAGAATCAATATCTCAATTTTCAAAGCTTGTATATATTGCTTAAGTTGAAGTACCAATGCAGGATCATCAAATGAAAATCCTGCAGAGCTAACAATAAAGAATGAATCTATAGTCTTATAATAGTTACTAACTTGCTCTAAACGTTGTTGATAACTTCGTGGGCCAATTTCCTCTTGAACATATAACACACGCTTTTTAACACTCTTAAATTTATCTGTAACTAAGTCACCACGAGATACTTCTATACCTAGCTGTGTCGCTAATATAGATTTTCCTATCCCTGGATGACCACCTATAATCATGCGGCTCTGTGTTGTTAGAATTCCCTTTTCTATAATATCATTATGAGGAAATTTAAGAGCCAGGTAGTCAACAACAGAGAAAGGTCTGAATGCCAATTTAATTCTCCTTATAAGTGTGATGTGCTGTAACGTCCACGGTATCAGGAGAACTATTATTTAGCTTAATAGAAACTATAGTATGTAAGACTTCTTCAGACAAAGCCTCATTTAGAATCTCTTTAGGAATAGAGACAGCAAGACTCTTATACTTAGAGCCAATACGAAGCAGTTTGCGATAGTAGGTTTTAGGCATGAGGCCAGCAAGAAAAAGTGCAGGAGGATTATGTCGAGTAGACGGTGAGCCTTTATAAAGATGTGTACATGTGGTATAATACACGTAATGAGCAGTTGTGTCAAGTAATACAGAGATTGAAATGAAACCAAAATCAGACCGAAGGTTAAGCATTAAACACAGAGGATACTCTAGATTTTTATTAAACACGGTACGGACTGCTCGTAGTCCTGAAATAGCTATGCTTGACTCTTTATCTGATATACATGAATGGCTTGTGCGAGCTATGCCACAATATAGACACTCTTGGACTGTTAAAGCTAAAGCCCAAGGTATCAGAGAATATCTACGCGCTGTATACATTTTAACACAAGAATTCTTTGAAGATTGTGAACAAGAAAATATCAAATTTCAATTTGATTTATCTTCTGCCGAAAAAGTAATAGAAGGTCTAGGCGAACCATATAAATTTGATAAGGCTATTAATCAGAATGATTAGATACATGATTTACCTTATGAAGAATATATATAAGTTGGCTTAGAATAATCACTCCTGTTAAGTAAACGATACTAGCTATCTTAGTTGCCTGTTCACTAGAGATAAGATTAAGATTATCTCTAAATATACGTATAAGTAGAATAGTCATTAGAACACCAACAGAGACAACTAACGCTTCTTGTCCGTGAGACTTGCAACCATTTATACCTGCTACGACACGAAGCGTCAGTCCAACTAGGAACAATAAGGATAGACTTCCAATATCAAGAATGATATTACCACTCATTGAAATAACCGCTCCACTATGATAATAATAGCAGTAGCAATACCAATGCCAACTGCCCAACGCGCAACCTGGAGAGCGATTTTAGCAAGCTTAATATCACCCTCAATAGCTTTAAGACGAATCTCAATCTCAGTATGTGTTTTTTGGTGAAGGCTGTCATCAATACTCATCAGAGTTAAAATGTGGCTCCAGCTCCACTGAGTCCACCTGATCCAGAGGGTATCGGTGATGGTGTTGAAGTCCTAGGTGACAGAGATGGCAATAGCGTCGCTTGTGCCAGAATAGATTCTAGACCTTGTGATACTAGGTCAGGTAATATAGTAGCAGAGTCACTCTCACTATCATATTCTACTTCACGGACAACAAAGACAGTCCCATTATCTAATCTGTTGTATTTGTCATTCTTATTTATGTCTTTATGACCATATACTACTAATGGAATCAGATCTGGTACTATCATTAAGTCTCCTGCTCTGATACGCCATAAAGGCTCTCGCACTCCAAATATATTCAAAATATAGGTTTTTACTTCTATTTCAGCCCTTTGTCTTGTTATACTGAAATCAGTTAAAGCTATACGGCTAATTGCTTCAGCAAACTCAGTAAGAGCTGAGCCTACATCATAAGTTCTGTCACGTTCATCAGAGATTAATTGTTGATTAAGTATGTTCTGAGCTACATCGGTATAAGACGGTAAGCCTGTAAAGGACTCGTTAAATCTACTCCAGACACGAACCCAGAATTCTTCTACTGTACGCTCTAAGCTTAAACCATTATCTGTTATAGCTGATAGAGGAATAACCCATCTTATGTTCTCTCTATCTCGTGGCTTTATATGTAATCGCCTGCGTCCAAATACACCATAATTAGCAGGTAGTAGTTTTAACGATGTTGACTTATGTGCGTCGCCAGACCAGATTCCTTCTATTTCATTCCCATCTATGTAGGGCTCTAGTCTCTCAGACTCTTGAAACATAACACCATCTGCCCATAAATTATATGCTCCACCTGCTGATTGTGTTACTAATTCAAGTTGTACTTTAGCTGCATTCGATGGTGACTTTGAATTAATAAGCTTTACATCTCTACCAAAGACAGTGCCAGTCTGGATTGCTGCAATCGTTGATGATGCACTTATTTCTACATCACCACTTGTATACCAACGCATAGTCACCAAGAAAGCTTTAGCAATGCCAGCGTCCAACTTGGCCCAGCATGAAAAAGTATAATGTCTATCTCCTGTAACTGGAATGCGTGTAGTGTCTCGCCTCTTAATAATAAAGCCTTCACCAGCAGCATTAGCTATAGCAACTTTTGCTGAGGCTGAACCTTTTATAGCCGTAGTAGTATCACGAGTTATGGCACCACCAGCTTCGTCTGTCCAGCCTGCTGTGTCTATTTCTAGACTTGGATTATTAACCAGGTTAGTCTCTACACCAATACCATAACCCACTAGTTTATTTATGATATCATGTAATGATTCATCTGCAAAAACAGCAGGAATAACTTCTACATCGTTATCTTGGATATCTAGCGCGTCATCCGATATCTGATTTCCTTTTGAATCAACACTGACATTACTATTGCCTAATAGCAAGTCTGTAATAATCTTACGGGCTGTATTCTCATTGGCTTGACCACGAGCTGCATCTCTTTCTGCCCATATAGTAACATTAGTGAATATCATACGCTCATGTCCATCATCATTTGGATAGTCTGTAATACCAGGGGAGACTATTTGATACCCGAATGCGACTGCCTGTACTACATCACCATTAGCAGCCAAATTGACAGTTTTTACACCAGGAGAATCAAGAACAGGACTAGTCGCGTCCTTCTCAGTCCATGATGTACTTTTATCATATGGAGCTGTCCAAATTCTATGTGTAAACCCTGATGGTATGGGTGAACTTCTATCCCATTGATATTGTATAGAGTGAATAGTATTAGGCTGAAAAATCCTTTTATCTGATAGATTATCTACACGTGGAAGTCTATAGTAGATTGCCACCCTTTCGCCTTCAGCATAATCCAGACCTCTTTTATGACCAAATCCCCATAGGGCACGCTCAACTGAAATCCAGCCCCTACGATTGATCAGATTAGTAAGCCCAATTTCATCAGAAATGTTACCCGCACCTTCTATGGGAGTTTTCCACGCATCCATCCGGTTATCAGCCCAGAAAGAATACAGTCTTTGATCAGCTAGATTTGACCAATAACCATTACAGGTAAGACTTATACCCTCATCAGTTATCCTTATAGCTTCAATACGGCCTTCCCATACTGGTTCATCAGCCTCATAAATGTTAATACCGTAAAACAAATATCGCTCATACCACTCTCTAGTTTTAGTAAATGGCATAGCAATATCAAGTTCACAGGCTGAGAAACCAGTCCCAAGAGACGAGCCAAATCTAACATTAGATACCTTGCGAGTAATATCTTCTATTACAGGAGTAATCTGTTTACTCCTGTTAGCTTTGTTAGTTAGAACAATAATTAAACTAGACATAGAGATATCTAGGCATATACTCTAGCCACATATCAAATGTCGTAGTAGGGATGAAGGAACCGAAAGGCTCATCTGAACTGCCTGGAGTAGATACATGAGCAACGAACATACTTTCACCTGTTACACCAGTAGGTAGATAGAAGCCAGATGAAAAAATAGGTAAGTCAGAACTTTCCGTAGACAGTAATTCATTATATTTCGTAATATTATAAGTCGTTCTCTTAGATAGATAGCCTACATGAGTTGACTCTTCATCTATAGTATCAATAACTAATCTTTCGTTAGGCAATAAGGCACTTTCAGGATTAGCATTAGCAGGCTGGGCTATCGCAAATCCCCCATCTACAGGAATAAGTATAAGCCATTCATAACTAATATTAGGAGCTGCAATCTCAACATCTGCTATGTTAGAAACTAGTAATTTTGGCGTATACTGAGCACTCTTAGCATTTCTAGGTACAGATGTAAAAAAGCCAGTTCGAGCTAAACTAACGCCTATATCGGGAGGCCATGTTAGAATACCACCATCTACTAAATGTAATGTGCTGGAGGCAGCATTGATATCTTTAATAGGATCAAACGTTAGGGGTATCTTAGCCATCTGAGATTGCAGTCTTAGGAGTGATATCATATCTAGTTCACTTTGGACGCAAATAAAAGCTTTATAAGAACCTGATTGTATATGTGGCACTGGGAATAATCTGCCTAATGGAATAGCAATTCTGTCCTTAAGAATTGTCTCAGCCCTAGAACGCACAACAGGATCAGAACCTATGGCTACTATATCTGTATCATTATCCCATAATGGCACGAACGAATTCAAGCGCCATTCAAATCTGGATGCCCAGGGTTGAGATATTGCACCTGTGAAACCTATTCGTATTGGCCCTAAATTAACCCCAGCACCTGAGTTTTCTAAAATAACTCGGCAAGAGGCATCTATATCTCCAGGTATCTCAGCTACTTCAAGAACTGGAACTCTGATATCAGTACCTGTGAGATCAAAAGTATTACGCATCCTTGACGAGCCAATATAAGGTAGATAAGGCGCAGTTTTCTCTGTCCAGGTCAGAGCTGACCCGAATGGTTTGCCTGGTAATATCATTATAGAATCTATTTGGATACTAGTAGAAGCCGCAATCGTGTATTTAAACTTAACAGTCGTTGAAGTACCAATCCCAGATTCCTTGGTTTTATAATATTGATGCCAGGCTGCGGCTCCAGTCAGTTCAATAGTATCAGTGGAGCCTTCCCATTCTATCTCTATCTTTGACGCCCATCCTGCAAACAGGACTCTTTTAAGCCATACAACTAAAGTTAACTCAGTAGTTCCTACTGGCACATTAACAGTTTGTTCCACTGTCATAGTAGCTGTGCCGGTAGCCTCCCAAAAGTAAATACTATACGCTCCATGCTTGCTGCCTACTGACACTAGACCAGATGAAATTGATGCTTGAAAAGCAGCTCCTAACGTCCAACCTTTAGGCTTACGTTCTGTCCAAGTTCTAGCGGGCGAGCCATTAACTATTAAAGTATTGCCATTGCCAGATTGGTCAAGCACATCATCTGCCGGATCAATCATCCATAGACCCTTGAGATAAGCAGAATCAAGTGCCCAATATGCCTCTCCAAATGGCCCATTGCCTGTAAAATGATCTAGTCCGTACAGAAAAATATCAGTGAGTTGAAATGGTAGGACAGCCATATTTACTAGCACAAAACCACTATAAATATTACCTTCGAACCAGTTAGTTGAGTTTTGCTGACCAACCTTGTAAGCACCAGAAGGTGTTCTCATCGCTAATGGACTAGCAACACGATCAGAGCCTACAACTTTACCATTAACTACCAGTATAGCAACAATATCAGTACCATTCGTGCTGTACATACAGACACTTACCAAATGAGGGCCACTTCCTAATACTAAAGCGCCTGAGCCTGTTATATTATGCTCAGTACTACCAGTATCCCACCAGGAGAAACGAAGAGCATGAGTTGCATCTATCCATAACTTCCAGGCTGGAGTTGTATCACCACATATAGCTATGACATCATCGCCTGCGCCACCTGTAGCACCGCGCTTAATCCACCAACCACAAGTTAAAAAGTTAGGAGCAGTACCTGTTGGCTTAAAGTTACTCGCCGTTGCATGGCTCAGATACTTAGTATTGTCATCTATTGTTATAAAATAACGACCACTGGAATCCAGAGCTGACTCACCTGGATTCCAGTCAAAACCTGGATTCACTAACAGATTTCTTAGTTTGACAGGAGCCGTAGCCCCACGAGCAAAAGGCTCACATATCAGAGTTAGCTTGTTACCACGTAACTTATTATCTCTATGTACAGTAACATCTGCAGTATCACCAATTGCAAGAGAACCATCAAGGATATCAAAATACACTGAGCTTGTAGCATTGTTCAGTTTATACTCTAAATATATCTTTTCGCCATGCCCAGTTCGAGTATTCTCAATAGCTCTATCTATGAGCCTTTGTATTTTCCTAACTGATTCTAGTAGCTGGTCGTGACTATTGGCCCTAATATCAAAGTTTATCTCTATTTCTCTGTTAGAGTAATGTTTACTTAGTATACGTTCGCCTCTGAAGCCAGAACTGGCAGACATAGCACGCTTTACTGATGGTATTGGTATAGAAACACCATTCTCAAGCAGAACATAAGTCGTACCTGATGTGATAAAGTCAACTATATCAGTATTAGTAGTATTCCCAGATTGAATTTTAAGTACAGCAGTCATTTTACCTCGACATATGTTTCTTAGAACGGATAGCTAGCTTAGTTTTACGACCAATAGCATTATTAATAACTCGCTCAAATCGGTCAAGATCAGATGGGTCATTAACATTTAGATTTTCAATAATAATTGAGACACTACCTGCAGGCAAAAGATTCTGCTGATCAGGACGACGTATCTCTTCCCCACCATGAGCCTTAATAAGTCTAGGTTGTCCTATAGGCCCAGGAACTATACCGCCCAGCTGACGACTAGGTAACCTTGGGAGAAATGACGTACCAGGAACATCTGTAATAGTAGACGGAAGAGATGGTAATGGTATTCCAAGTATAATAGAAGTAACAACCCGAATCTTTAGTAACTCTCTATAAGCCCTCACAATTGGGTCAATTGCTTGTGCTAATCTATCAGCTCTACGTATTTCCTCTTCTTGTTGATCAAGAATTACACCCTGAATATCTTGCTGTTTACGTAATATACCCTCTATTACTTGACCAGAATTACGCACAGCGGTAATACGAGCACTTCCAACTTGCTGTATCGCTTTAATGTCAGCGTTTGCAGAATCTTGTGCAGCTCGTATAGTAGCATCACGAGCACGATTTACTTGTTCTACCTGAGTATCAGCAGCTCTTCGAGCATCCCTTTCTCGCTGATTTGCAACATCACGTATTGCTTTAATTTCGTTATCCGCTGCATTTTGTACTACCTTCTGGCGAGCCTCAGCTTCATCACGGGCAGCCTTAATAGCCTGATCCCTTGCTTCTTCTATTTTGTTAATTAGGTTTTCTATAGAATTAATCTGGTTTTGAATTGCATTTAGAGCCTGTTCACGTCCAGCTATAGTATTAGAAAGTGCATTATCCTCAGCCTGAAGGCCTTCTATACGAGCACGGATTAATGTTTGCTCTTCAAGAGCCATAACACCAGATGCTCTAGCATCTCGCTCTATAGCAGCAAGCATCGCCTCCTGGCCGATAATATCTGCACGGACTTCCTCACGCTTACTTCGTAAATCAGATAAGACTTTTGTTAATTCACGCTCCTGTTCTCGAATCTTAGAAATACGATCTTTATTAACATCTATTTCAGCTTCAGCATTCTTACTAATAGTATCAATGCGTATTTCAGATTGATCACGTAATAGTTCTATCTCTTCATTTAGAGCATCACGGATAACATCAATACGCTTATCATCAGCATCTCTTAAAGCACTAAGCTGATCTTCTAATCTTTGACGAATAGTGTCTGTCTGATCATCATAACTTTGACGAATAATATCTGTTTCAGTCTCTAATGCACGACGACGAGCATCAACTTGACCTTCTGTTACTTCACGAACTATATTAGCTTGTCGCTCTACTTCTCTTTGAATTACATCAGTCTGGATGTCAAAAGTAGTCTCTAGTCTCTGACGCTCTATCTTAATTGGCTTTAGCTTTATCTTTAATTGATCAGCCTGTTCAAATTCTCTAGTGATGTTAGCTACTTCATCTTCATAAGCAATACGAGCTTCTGCCATTAGACCATCGATACGAGAAACAAAGTCCTCAAAAACATCTGTAGAAGGTTTTTCAAACTTAAATGGTGACTTTAATCCTATAACACCCTTTAATGCTGTTTTAAAATTATCCGTAAAAGAAGCTGACTTATTTAGTTCTGCTTGTAGTTCTCTTAACTCCTCAGCTTCTTTTCTAAAAACCAGAGATATGTCTTCTCCTGAACGAGCTAATTCGATTATGCCTCTATTATATTCTCTTATTTCAACTACATTAGCAGTTATAGTCGCGCGAATTTCCTTTAGAGTTTTATTCCCTAAATCTCCTACATCTCTTTCTCCTAACAACTCTAATGGATCAGATATACCTAAATCAGCTAAAGCCTGAGCTGCTGTTAACTTATTTCTAAATTCTTCTAATCTCTCATTTGCTTTAGTTAGACTGTCAGCAAGACGCTCAGATTCTGATGTACTCTTGAAAAGACTACCTGCGTATTTATCTAATACTAATGTGCCCAGAGATGCAGCAAGAGCTACTGCAACTGTAGTGAGATTTAAGAAGCCAGTCTTAGTGAAAATTAATGCAAAACCAAGACCAAACAACGCAGCTGATAGTCTACCAGCTATAGCTTGAGAAATAGAGAAGCTTAGTAATAAGCCTTGGCCTGCAGCTGCAGCGCCAGTAAGAGGTTGAGTTAGATTACGCTCTATCCCAACACGCTGAATCTGTTGTTGTAATCCCATCAATTCAGCATTTAGGGCATTAATCGCAGAACGACCAACCATGCTCGTTGCTGATATCTGGCTGAGTCTACTTACTAAAGCTTGAAGTGTTGCTGCTGAAGCCTGACCTGATACACCTATGCCAGTTATTTGACCTGATAATTGTTGAAAGTTAGCAGCTTGAGCACTACTAATCTGGCCAGCAGCCTGTGCTTTAGCACTAAAGACCCCGAATGTGCTACCAATACGGATAAGAGCTGAGTTAGCTTGGCCTGTACTGGAAATAAATCGAGGGCCAAATCCTTCTTGCAAAGTCTGGCTTAAGTCACGACCTGAACGTTGTAATTCGCTAAATTGTTCTTGAGTAGTTTTTGTAAATTGACCTAGAGGATTTCTCTGTTGGACACGTTCACCCAAGCGTTCTAATTCAGTAGTAAATAGACGCAGCTGCTGCATTTGAGCAATAGTATTAATAATCAGATTAATCTGAACCTGCTCTAAATTACCACCACCAGCTGATTGAACCATTTAACTATCCTAAATCTTAAATCTTAAAGAGCCTTTAAATCCTGAGAATTAAGAATTACCCACCCCAAGAACGTGAAACTACATCAGAATCAGCCTCATTAAGAGACTGTCTGAATAAATCATCAGAAATGCGTTGAGCTGCTATTCTTCCGAGGCTTCTGATGTAACCTGAAGGGAGTCTAAGAAGGGTTCCAAGGTCGATCCCGACATTCGGAAGCATTGTGAGTTGGCGACTAAAAAATCACTAATGCTTCTCGCTTCCTCAGCATCTAATCGAGCTGCAAGAAGAGCCAAAGGATGATATATCTTGCGTTTTAAAGCTTTAACTTGCTCAGGTGTTAAATCAGGTTCTATTAATCTGAGAATAAGATTCCAGTGGTTATACTGATCGCTATCTATTGTAATGGATGGTCTATCATCTGATTGAAACTCAGTAGGTACGCCATTAGCAGATTTAATGGATTTCTGCTGCAGGATCAAATATTGCTCACCAGTTATCTCTCGTGCAAGAATATATGCTATACCATCTATAGTCATAGATACAGTATCTTCTGTTTCTAAATATTCAGCTGGTTCCTGAGTCATGTTAGGCCACCGCCCTTGCAAGTTGTGACGCGCCGCTGAAGCGCGCTCGCATAGTAGTAATACCACTACGATTCGCAGAGATGGGAGCAGATGCCAAGAAAACAGAGCCAGAATATTTAGGCTTAGTAGCAGATGGCCCTACACCATTAGGATGAAATTCAAATAGTCTCTTAGCAAACAGTGTAGCCATAGTAGGCCCACCCATTAGAACTTCATCAATGACACCAGTACCCGTGGCATACCAAGAAGCATAATCAATAGAGAATGTACCATCGATTAGTGTAAACTCTCTCCAGCTTACACCAAAGCCAGTACCATCCTCATTGTTAAGTTCTAGATTTAAAGTTATCTCATTACCATCTGCTGAGATATCTACAACTGCACCTGTATCAGCAGCAACCTTGAAAACTGCATCCTTACCAACAATACGTGTACTAGCCATTTCTTATATTACCTCCTAGCTATATATTAGTCGAAACAATGATTAAACCAAGTGTTTCAGCCGAACCAGCATTATTTACAGAGACACGGTGGAATTGTTTACCCGCATCTGATAAGTCTCTCTTAAACTGCGCTGCAACAGCAGTAATTGCATCAAACGTTATTGCATCTCCATATGCTCCACCTGATGTAGTTGAATCCTGTACTTTGATAGTAAACGTGGCTCCAGCTGATTTCTTATATACACATATAGCAGCCATTACTCCTGTTGTACCAGCAACCTTTATATCAGTACCGCCTGATGCTGGTATTAGAGTCACACCAGTAGGGAATGACTGTTCTACTTGTGCGATAATAAAGCCATTACCATATTGACCTGATGCTGCAAACCTACCTCGTAATTTACCTAGACCAGACCTCGGAGTATTTATAGCAAGAGAACCAAGAATAGAATTTAAGAATTTAGCGGGATCTCCTCTAGCAGCAGCAGCTCCAGGCACAAATATCACAGGAACATTAGGATTAGCCTTAATATTATTTGAACCATCTATTGCAGTATCCCAATAAGCCCTATCAGTTACATAATCAGCAGTAAAATCAGGAGGTCGTTTAGTATCCATGAATGCATTAACAGCAAAAGATATCTGTCCATCAATAAGAGTCATCTCACGCCAGTCAGCACCAAATGGTGTACCATCTTCAAGGTTTAACTCTATCTGGTCTTCAGCCTCAAATGCATCAAGATATAATGGAACATCAGCTACATATAACCTTGCATTTTTGCCTGCAATTCTTGGAGACGCCATTAGGCACCCTCTTTCACTGCAATTTCTATATCTTTACGAATATCAATAGGAAGTGTAGTCATTAGTCTCTGTCTAAGAATACTCATTACATTCTTCAAGAATGGATTAGGACGTTGCCCTTTAACACTCCTGGCACGTATAACCCCGCCTAATTTAGTAGAATAGAAAACCATAAACTTTCTTTGAGTAGGTACAATAGGTTGCTGCTGAGGCCCATATATGCCAGTACCACGAACAACCCATCTAGCATGTTTAACATCTAGAACTAGTGAACCTTCTATACTATCTGGCGTTTCAAAAACTGTTAACCTTGCACTGTTTGCTAATTCTCCTGTATCCCAGGGAGCATTCTTTCTAATAAGCTCAACACCCGTATCTTCAAATCGTTTACGAGCAAAGAATTTAGCTCCACGAACTAAGCGTTCTGGTCTATCTAGTAAGCGCAGACGGCGCATAGCATTGTCAAAGCCTGTAAGAGATATTTGAACTTCTATAGTCATCTTATGTCTCTAATACTACAGTTCTTAATTGATCTACTCTAATCAACACAGACAACATTAAGTGAGTGATCATTTCGCCATCATCAGCAAGAATAGCTGTTAGTTCACCACCTTGTACGACATTTGCTGCCTGTATCTTAATAGAGTTTCCCTGGCCTTTACCTAAATACATCTTTTGTTGAATTAAGTCTATAATAATATCTCTGTTATCTATAAGACTTGCTAATACATCACCAATGTTTGATCTGTACGGTTCATATATCTCTACGATGATATCCCATACTACAGCGTAGACACCACCGAAGGCATCATCTGTAGAGGTAAAACTACTAGGGCGCAGAATAAGACAACTATCACCCGTATCATATATTTTAGAAAAGTCATTTTTACCCACCTTAGATTTAAATGCTGTTTGTGCATCTAATAGATCATACAGAGCGTCCAGAACCTCTTTAAATGCTGCAGCCATTACTATATTGTTGGAGTATTCGTTGAGCCAGCTCGATTAGGATTACGCATTAACTCGCGGGTGAATTGAGGTTGGACAGCATCTGAATCTTCAGTTAATGTAGCTTTATCAGCTA